TGTTTTCGTTATTTTAAAATAACACAAAGTGATGCAAAATAATATAAATATATTTTATAATTTATAGTATAAAATATAAAGTATAAAAGTACAAAGTATAAAAAACAAAATGAATAAAGAAGAACAACAAGTCAACCGAGTAGAACAAATGAAAAAAATTCAAAGTGAGGCGCTAGAGTTATTTACCAAAAAAAATATTGATTATGGTGACGCATTTGCAAAATATGGAGTTATTGGAGTTTTAATGAGGATAGAAGATAAACTACAGCGTTCTATGTCTATAACAAAAAATGGAGTAAACTTAATAAGCGACGAAGGGATTAGAGATACACTAATTGATTTACATAACTACGCTGCAATGGCGCTAATGTTATTAGATGAATAGTAGAATAGTAGAATAGTCGAGTAACCAGTTTTTTCAATATTACTACCACTTATTTTTATTCACCTTGATTTTCGGACCTTGACCTTTACGTTTAATATTTGCAGGGTCGTATTGTTCTTCCTCATCATCCGAGTGAATATCTTTCGACATTTCCCAGAATTCTTTCGCCCCCAGTTTAAACGGACCATGTGTCTGTGCCTTATACCAAAATATCTGGTCATGTAACTTATTCGATTTCGCATTGTTATTAATTACTAAACATTCGTAGTTTTCAGTACACTGGTCCATCACTTGGCAAAAACTTTCAAATGTCGGAAACATACCAGCGTAATTCTCATAGATTCTTTTACGATTCCCAATATATGGCTCACGTAAAATAAAAACATAGTCAATATTGGTTCGCAAATTGGGAGGAATACCTAGAGGATACTGCATCGTAATTACCAACATGATTTTCCAGTGACGACCGTTCATAAAAAGTAAACGCATCATGACATCTTTGGTCCACTTGTTATCGAAAAGACAGTCATCCAATACCACAAATGTTCGCGGGTCAATTGTGCTTCTTTTATACGACTCTATCTCTTTTTTCATCTGTTTTAATACGGCTTTTTGGCGTTTTAAAATATTTTCAATAATCGCTGTATTATAAGCATCGTGAATAAATAACTTGGGAACATGCTCTCCGAAAAAACCGTTCCCTGCTTCTGTGCCTGATATAACAGTACCGATAGGGATATCTTGATGATAATACATTAAGTCTTTTACTAAAAAACTTTTACCGGTATCACGTCGTCCGATAAGAACAATAACGGGTCCTTTATTTTCATCGGGTCTAAAACTAATTGACCTCATATCAAACTTTGCTAATTCTAAACCTACGCTCATTGTTGTATATTTTATATATATTTACTTATTTATACTATATATTAAAAAATATATAATTTACAAACGCATATAATTTTAAAACGCATATAATTTTAAAACGCATATTTAGTATTTAGTCGCATATTTAGTATTTTTATTAGTTTAAAAAGTAATAAAAATATGTATTTAATTAATTAAGTAATCGACGATGGAGATTTGCGACGACCAGCCTATTTTTGGAGAAAGTACATTTTCTTTAAACTATAGAAAACTCAACAATCGTGATTTTTTTGCTTCTTTAGAAGAATCGGAACTTGGTATAGTAAATAGTAAAAACTATATGCCTATTTACGAGAATTATTTTAATTTAAACGAGACAAACTATAATTCTATAAATTTGAACCAGCGTTTTTATGTATCCGCTTTATCAGGCGTCGTTGATAAAAATAATATACAGGCTGCCGTTGTAGATGCTTTTAAAAGCACTTCCGAATCTTTAACAATTCTTCATAAACCTATTTTTATTAAATTTTCTCCTTTGATTGATCCTGTTAAATATATGTTGGGAAAATATGAAAGTTTAAATGTAAATGGCGACATTTTAGATATTCCGGTTCTATCAAAACTTGATAGAAAGGGGCTATTAAAAGCAAATGATAAAAATAATGCATCATACGTTGATGCTTTTTTTTCATATTTATCGAGTCAAATTTTAAACTGTCATGACTTTATTCATGGTCTTAATTTCTACGGTTCATTCAATGCTATTAAAAAGGATTTTTATTACAACGTAATTGATGATATAGAATGTTTGGATAAAAATCCTTATTTTAATAAGAATAAAAATATTCTTTTTGATGTTGAAGATATTGAATTCTCCGATGACGATGACAATCATAACGAGTATGTCAATAATGACGAAGATAATACTCATTCAAACTACGCGCATAGACAACAAAAAAATACAAGGAACAAAAAAGAAAAAATTACTATTGAAACAAACGAAACGATAGACGAGTCAACTATAGTTGTTCACGATGAGTTTGATAAAGTGAACAATGAATTGAGTTCTATATTTAATATTTCTTCTGATAGTAAAGAATCCGAACCATCCGAACTACCAGGCGACGAAGATTTATTAATATTAAAGTTAGATGATATAATTAGAGATAATGAAAATATAATTGAAGAAGTAGATTGTATTGTATTAAACAAAGATTCTCATTTCGGCAATGATAGTGATAGCAATGATTCCTTCACATCCGGTTCATGTTCTTCACGTTCATCTTATACAAGTGATGGTGATAACAACGGTGATGATGGCTCCGGAAGTGATTGTGAAATTGATGATATTATTTGTCTTGATGATACTGCAAGTGGTGGCAAAGATGGCAAGAATGGCAAGAATGGCAAGAATGGCAAGGATGGCGAATGTGATTATGAAGATGGTGAAAGCGGAAACAATAGCAATAGCAACAGTGATAGCGAAGGAGAAGATGAATGCGACGACGACGACGACGACGACGATGAGGATGACGATGAATACGAAGATGATGAAACACTATGGGCAACAATTAAGAATTTTCCGGTGTCAGCAATTATGCTAGAGAAATGCGAAAATACACTCGACTCTCTCATGATGCAAGAAAAAGAAATGACCGAGAATGAATGGAGGTCGGCACTTATGCAGGTTATTATGACGCTTATTACATATCAGAAGTTGTTCGGATTTACTCACAATGACCTACATACAAACAACATCATGTACATCTATACTGAAAAGGAATACATATATTATCATTACAATAAGAAATATTACCGCGTTCCTACATATAATCGCGTTTTCAAGATTATTGACTTTGGTCGCGCGATTTATAAATATAAGTCCAAAACCATATGTAGCGACAGTTTCAGTATGACTGGTGATGCCGCAACACAATATAACTGCGAACCTTATTTTAACGACAAGAAGCCTCGTTTAGAACCGAATTACAGTTTTGATTTATGTCGACTAGGGTGTTCTATTTTTGATTATTTTATTGATGATATAAGCAATGTTGCGGCGATATGTAAAAAGGAGCCTTTGTCCAAGTTGATAGTGGAGTGGGTTACAGATGACCAGAATAGGAATATTTTGTATAAGGCGAATGGCGAGGAGCGTTATCCGGATTTTAAATTGTATAAGATGATTGCGCGAAGTGTGCATAACCATACACCGCAAGCGCAGTTGGCGAAACCAATTTTTGCCAGTTATGAGTTTCCTAAAAAAAAGGTTAAATCGTCGAACAGAATACTAAATATCGATAAAATGCCATCTTATATGGAGTAACTAATTTACAAGTATAAGTATAAGTATAAGTATAAGTATAAGTAATTATAATATTTATGATTACTTATAATATTATCAACTAGTGACGTTACTTTATATATCTAAAACCCTGGTGAATCAGTAAAAACATCGGGTTTACTGCCTAAAATAACGGGAGACTCATTGAATTGAGTAACAATAAAATGACCTAAAATATAGCAAACAAATACAATAACGGCATCTCGAAGGGCTGTCTTCATCGGTTTTGAGTCGGGTGCTTCATCTTCGCTTGGTTTTGAAATAAACCGTATTTCTATGAATTTTGCTAAAAGAAAGATACATGCAACAATTCCGGCAGAAACATACAAGTTGTCCATTTATTTTATAGTGGAATAATCTATTACGGGTTTTTACGAATAATACTTTATAAATACTTTATAAATACTTTATTACATCTTTATTACATCTTTAAAAATCATCAATCATCGGAATTTCTTCTATTTTTAAATCTATATTACTGTCGTTGTCTTCATCGTCGCTAGGGAATGGGTCAACACTTAATTCAACATTTTCGCCTATATTTAGCTTAACACTATCATCATCGCCGCCATCGCCATCACCATCATCGTCATCATCATCGTCATCATAATCATCATCATAATCTTTAGATGAATCATTGCGAGAATCACTAGATATATTTTCAATAGGTATTACCTGGTTATTGTCCATGTTAAAACTTACACCCGATGCTTCAGGTGTAGATGCAAAAGACGCTGCTTTTATTTTTGAAAGTGTTTCGGCTTCTTCGGCAAGTTGTTTTGCCGACATAGGTTCTGGCTGGGAAATATTGCCTGCAATAGGTTTCTCGATAATAGGTTCTTGCGAAATAATCTCCTCTCTTTCGTGAACTTCGGTAGCATTTTCGACAGTCTCACTCATATACAATTTTAATAGTTCTTCTACGGGAATTGTTTCACGAACTGTTTGTAAGATACATTCTTTAATAATAATCTCCAACTCTCTTGAATTTTTTTGAGACTTTAATGATGATATACCCATCTCAAATAAATATACATTTGTATATATTTTACGTGCGGCATTGATATACACGTGATGAACAAAGTCTTCTAAAGACGGAATATTTACATCCACCTTTTTCTGTTTTGTCCCAACGCGCATACATGACAACATCTTTAACTGAATGATATGCACACACGTTATAAGGTCAGAAATATATGTACAGTTGCTTTTATCTTTAATGCGAGAACATTCTTGTGAAATAATATTTGGATTCCACTTTGGAACCCTTGAAAGAAAGTTTTGGAATGTCATTAAATATTTTGTCTTCTCGTCATTCTCTACACACAATTTCCATGATTCTTCAAATATTGACTTAATACCATCTATAATGCAAGGCGTCAACACTGTAATTAATCGCGAACACCACTCATTGCGAGATTCTTGTAAGCTATTCAAAGAAAAGTCGTCCATTTACATAAATGAAATATTTTCTAAAGTGGATTCACTACGAAAAAGGAAAAAATTTAATATAAATAACATTAGTAATTTCTCATTTCTAAAATCCTTCTTTATCTTATTGAAAACAACCATAAATTCATATATTTTACTTTCTCCCAAAGAACTGTTACGAATAAAATTTATAATATCTAAACAACTATATCCCTTTTCATACAATTTTACACAAAGACCAATAAGTTCGTTCAGTGTATATTTTTTATCCAGTTTTATATCTTTTTTAAGATTTTCCATTTTCTTTTTTGTCGATTTTCCTAAATTGTATACTTCATCCAATGCATAACTATGTAAGTTTATTATTTTACCATTCACGATAGGTTCAGGTACATATATTTCACAAAACCTAGACAAAATCGGTTTTAATAATTTATACTTATCTTCAACAATTATAAAAAATCTAGTAGAATGGCTAAATAGTTCAATACATCTACGTAATGCTGATTGTGCATCTATTGTTAGTTTATCGGCATTTAATAAAATAATCGTTTTAAATATCTCGCCATCTTTTAAATTTATATTTGTTTTTGCAAAGAACTTTAACTCTTCTCTAATAAATTTTATACCTTTTCCGTGTGCACAATTTACTTCCATTACATAATTTTTTATCATTTCTTTGTCATTATGATAAATATCATGTATAAAATGATTTACAAGTGTATTTTTACCACATCCTGACACGCCATGGAAAATGATATTTGGAATTTTCTTTATTTCAGTAAAATATTTTAATTTATTTTTGATTTCGCCATGTATATCTAATTTTGGAATATTTTTATCATTTTTTGGAATATTTTTATCATTTATTTTTTCCATATTTGTTTAATATTAAATATATATTCATTTATTTAATATTATTTATATATTTATTTGCAGTTATCAATATTCAACGTATATTATGCATAGGTTATGCGTTATAATACATATATTGGGCATTTTGTATCATTGTCAACCATAAGTTTTATCAACTCATCAAATGATGTTTTCGGTTTCCATCCCAATACCGTTCTCG